ATTAGAGGTTTGAGTACTTCAGTTGAAGTTGAAACAGATGGTAATAATTTCTTAGGACAGTGGGATACCACAATATCACCTATGGTTGTTTCCGAAGTTAGAGGTGGCGAAGTTGCTGACTTATTTGAGGTAATTACAATTTCTGATGGAGAGTCGGCTAACTTCCAAGTGAAAATCACTGTTCAAAATATTGATTTGGATACTGGTGACTTCGATTTGATAGTTAGAGACTTCAATGATACTGACGAAAATCTTGTTGTATTGGAGAAATTTACAAGATGTAACTTGAATCCTGACCTACCTGGTTATGTAGCTAAAAAAGTAGGTACATCTGATGGTGAGTACGAATTACGTTCAAGATATATCATGTTGTCAATGGCAGATAATCACCCAATTGACGCATTCCCTGCTGGTTTCAAAGGGTTTAAAAATAACAGTGTATTTGGTTCATCAGGTAAATTGGGTAGTGTTCTTTACAAAACAGAATACTATTCTTCAGGTGATGTAATTTCATATGAAGTAAATGGTACACCGATTTTATCAAACGGAGATAAAGTAAGAAAAGTATCTTTAGGTCTTTCTTCTCAAGTTGGTGTTGATAGAGATTTGTTGAAATATAAGGGATTAGGTGCAACAACTGAAACTTTTGGTTTCCACCTATCATCCAATGCTTCAGCTATTACAGGAACAACATATCAGTGTACTCCGTACAACTTAGAAGGTGCGGATAAAGGACAATTAACAAACATCGGTTCCCGTAAATTTACTTTCGCGGTATTTGGAGGATTCGATGGTTGGGATATCTACAGAAATGTTAGAACTAATGGAGACGCGTTTATTTTTGGTAGACCAACATATGTAAATGGACATACTACAAATAGTGGAGTATTCAGTTCCGTATCAGGTAATTCTGATTACTACTCATACTTAGCGGGTATTAATACATTCGCAAACCCTGAAGCAATTGACATTAACGTATTTGCAACTCCAGGTATTAACTTCTTTGACCACAGTTCATTGGTTACTCAAGCAATTGAGATGATTGAAAATGATAGAGCGGATTCACTTTACATAATTAACTCTCCAAATGTAACAACTGCGGAAGAAGTAATTGATAATCTGGATTCAGTAGCATTGGATAGTAACTATTCTGCAACTTATTGGCCTTGGATTCAGGTAAGAGATGGTGACAATGCAACTCAGTTGTATCTTCCACCAACAGGTGAAGTTCTTAAGAACATCGCGTTAACTGATAACGTTTCTTATCCATGGTTTGCTGTGGCTGGTTATTCAAGAGGTTTGGTAAATGCTGTTAAGGCATACAAGAAGTTAACTCTTGACGAAAGAGATGACCTTTACAAAAACAGAATTAACCCAATTGCAACATTCTCCGATACTGGAACCATTATTTGGGGTAATAAAACCCTTCAGGTTAGAGAGTCTGCACTTGATAGAATCAACGTAAGAAGATTATTATTGAGAGCTAGAAAGTTGATTTCAGCAGTTGCGGTTAGATTATTGTTTGAACAAAATGACGAACAAGTTAGAAATGAATTCTTGAGATTGGTAAACCCAATTCTTGAATCAATTAAGAAAGAAAGAGGTTTATTTGACTTCCGTGTAACAGTATCAAACGATCCAGAAGATATTGATGCAAACACACTTAGAGGAAAAATTTATGTGAAACCTACACGTTCTCTTGAATTTATTGATGTTGAATTCATCATTACTCCAACAGGAGCATCATTCGATAATATTTAATAAAAAAATAAATAAATAAAATAGAGGGGTCCCAATGGGACCCTTTTATTTTTTAAAAATTGCCCAGTATTATATTAATACTAGACCAGTACTATAATAAAACTAGATATACTAGTATTTATTAATAAATTAAGAGATATTCTGGAACTGGATACTGGGACTAGTAAAAAACTAACGAAAATTTTTCACAAAATCAAGTAAGTTGAATCATTTTCATTAAAAAAAAATATTTCTTAGTTTGAGTATATTTATAAGAAAGAAAATAACAAAAAACTTAACAAATACAAAATGGCAGATTTATTAATGAAAATGCCGGTTCCTTACGAACCGAAAAGACAAAATAGATTCATCGTTAGATTTCCATCAACTTTGGGAATTAACGAATGGTATGTTACATCCGCTTCAAGACCTAAAGCAAAAATAAACTCAGTTCCAATTCCTTTCTTGAATACATCAACATATGTTGCTGGTAGATTTGAATGGGAAGAAATGCAGGTAACATTTAAAGACCCAATTGGTCCTTCAGCTTCTCAAGCATTAATGGAATGGTTCCGTTTACACGCGGAATCAGTTACTGGTCGAATGGGATATGCCGCTGGTTATAAAAAAGATATTGAAATTGAAATGTTAGACCCAACCGGTGTTGTGGTTGAAAAATGGATTCTTCAAGGTACATTCATTACCAACTTAAACTTTGGTGATTTGGATTACTCAAGAGATGAATTGGCAACTATCACTTGTGGTTTAAGAATGGATAGATGTATCCAAGTTTACTAAAATAAAAAATCTGTCAAAGAAAGGTATCTCAAAAGGATACCTTTTTTATTTTAAAACTTTACAATCAGTGAGTTATTAATTATATTATATTTCATGGAACAATTTGCAATAGACCCAACAATCGCGTATGACATAGTGGAACTACCAAGTAGAGGTATTCATTATACAACACAAAAAAAATCAGTAAAAGTTGCGTATCTAACCGCATCGGATGAAAATGTTTTGTCAGCACAAAATCTTATTCAAAGTAATACTGTGGTAGATGAACTATTAAAAAGAAAAGTTTTAGATAGGGATATCAGTGTTGATGACTTGGTTGATGAAGACAGACAAGCTATATTAATTTTTTTAAGAAATACCGCGTTTGGTTCTGAGTTTAACGTTTATGTTACAGACCCAAAAACAAATGAAGGATTCACGAGTAAGGTAGATTTAAGTGAAGTAAAATTTAAAGAATTTACTCTAACCCCAAATGAAAATGGTGAGTTTAAATTTTTCATGGAAAAATCTAAGGCTGATGTTACTTTTAAGTTTTTAACTAAAAAACAACAAAAAGAATTAGAAGATATCGAAAAGAGTTGGAATGGAAATGGTGTGGCACCGATTGTGACAAAGGAATTGGAAATGATGATTAAGTCCGTCAAAGGAATTAAAGAAATGATGGCAATTCATAATTTTATTCAGAATTTACCAATTAAAGACTCACAAGACTTTAGAAAATTTGTTAAAGAACATAAACCATCACTCGATTTAAAGAAAACAGTAAAGACCCCGTCAGGAGAAGATATCCAAGTTGAAATTGGATTCGGGGTAGAATTTTTTCGCCCTTTCTACGGACTATAGTAAGGGACAATTAGATGAAATTTTATATTTAGTTAAAAGGGGGTTCTCATATCGAGATATCCTCCTTATGCCTATCTATATTAGGAGGTACTATATCAATTATATGATTGAAATAGAAAACACATCTAAATAGTATTTATAAGTATGCCAAAATTATCAGACTTCAGTAGTAAGAGTTTATCGTATGATCGTTTTAAAATTGAATATGACGATTTATTAAAAAAAGAAAATGGGACTTTTAGTAAGGCTCAATTTGATAGTGATTGGGAAATATATAGTAGTTCTGAACCACAAAAAAAACCCACCCCAAGTGGTGGGACGTCCAAAGTCCAACAAGTAGGGAATGCTTTTGGGTTTACCACAGGACCTGGAATGGTAAGTACGGAGGCAGCCAATGAATTAATTGGTGTTGACAAAATCGCTAGTGCTGCAATAACAGTTGGAAAGGCACTTTTTGGTGAAGGGTCTTTGAAAGAAGGATTAAAGGATTTATTTAGTACTGCCTTTGATAATCTTTTCGAAGAAATGATGGAGGTTGTAAATAATGAAATTAAACTTAGAAACAAGTTGAATGCTCAACTTGTAATGGGAGGAGATTTATCTAGAACTTACCGAAATAACATCATGGATTCATTAGATGGAGTAAATGCCATGGCATTTTCATTTGATGATGTGTCCGATACCGCGATTGCGGCAACAAGAGAAACTGGAAGATTTTTTACAATGAATGAATCCGTCATGGAAAACATGGCGGTCACATCAAGAGCGTTTATCGGTGACATGAAATCGATGGCGCCAGTACTTAGAAATTTTGAATTGGTTGGTGTTGGTGCTGAAAAAACATTGGAGAATATAAATACTGCAGGTAAATCATCACTCACATTAGGTTTGAACGCCAGAAGAACAACTGAAGAACTAAATAAAAATATTGGTAAATTAAACCAATATGGTTTTGAAAATGGTACTCAGGGTCTAAATAGGATGGTTCAAAAATCTATTGAATTTAGAATGAACATGCAAAACGTGTTTGATATTGCGGAAAAGGTA